GTTTTCCGTCTATTGGAGAACGATAAACAACACACTTTTCTTCTGATGCCCATTCCAATACATTCTCGTTTGTATCACAATACACCATAAAACGACGTTCCCACAATGAGCGATAAACAATATTTGTTGGGTCTCCAGAGTATTTTTTTGGATTACTGGGTCGATATTTTCCTTTATATGACATCTAAATAACTAAAAGACTCATAATAGGTATTTAGAGTGCCCGCACCAAGACCAAGAAAAATATCAGAGTTTAAACCACTTTTTACCAATCTTGCTCAGACTTCTCATTATCAGATAATTTTTGGTGGTTTATCTGGACAATTAAGATCATATTTACTCAAAAGAGGAATTGATTACAGATTCATTGGAGATTCTGTTGGTTTGTTGTGTAACTCCGCATCACTTCCAGGAAGTTCTTTTGCAACTGCAGATATTGTTGGAAATTATACTGGTGTTGCAGAAAAAATGGCACATACCAGAACTTTTACACAAATTGATTTTGAATTTTATGTTGACAGTTCATATAAAACTTTGAAATTTTTAGAGCACTGGATGGAATTTATTTCCAGTGGATCTGGTGAACAACCTTATAAAGAAGGATATCATTTTAGAATGATGTATCCAGATGAATATAAATGCAACTCTACAAGAATTATAAAATTTGATAGAGATTATAGAAGATATATTGAGTATACTTTCTATGGATTATTTCCACTTACACTAAATTCAACTGCTATTTCATATGAGAGTTCATCAATTTTGAAAGCAAGTGCATCATTTAATTATGAAAGATATGTCTGCGGTAGAACGTACAGTATAGATATTAATAGAAGACAAGATAATAACTTAGTTTCTGCCACAAGTTTCTTAAATGAAACTGAAAATAATAAACCTGTTTATGTTCCAGTTTCACCTGGTGCCGCCGCTGCTGGTGGTGTAAGATTCAGACCTGTTGGAACTCCAACGGGAGAAGCGATAGTTACTGGTCAATTAAGAGATAGTCTATTATAAGTTTAAAAGACTCCTCTAAATATTTTTATCTGAGTTGTAAGGATTATTATGCCTTTACCTAAAATCTCTACGCCAACGTATGAGTTAGAAATTCCATCTAATAAACAAAAAATTAAGTACAGACCTTTTCTAGTTAAAGAAGAAAAGATTCTAATTATTGCTATGGAAAGTGAGGATAGCAAACAAATTGCTAATGCGGTCAAAAATGTCATTTCCTCTTGCATCTTAACAAGAGGTGTTAAAGTAGAAGACCTATCAACTTTTGACATTGAGTATTTGTTCCTTAATATTCGAGGAAAATCTGTCGGAGAAGATGTTGAGGTTTTAATTACTTGTCCTGATGATAATCTTACCCAAGTTCCAGTATTAATTAATCTCGACGATATTAAAGTTCAAGTTGGTGAAGATCATACCAGGGACATTAAACTTGATGATAATCTAGTTTTGAGAATGAAGTATCCTTCAATGGATGAATTCATCAAGAGTAATTTTGCTTCTGGAAATGACATTGGTGTAACTGAAACTTTTGACTTGATTGCATCCTGTATCGAACAAGTTTATTCTGAAGATGAATCTTGGGCAGCATCCGACTGTACAAAGAAAGAACTTCTTGAATTTGTCGAACAATTGAGTTCTAAACAGTTCAAAGAAATTGAAAAGTTCTTTGATACAATGCCTAAACTTTCTCATAAATTTACAGTTAAGAATCCAAAGACTGGTGTTGAAAGTGAGGTTATGTTGGAGGGACTCACATCTTTTTTCGGGTAAGTATGGCTCACGAGGATATTGAGTCATACTATAAAGTTAATTTTGCCTTGGTGCAACACCATAAATATAGCTTGACAGAACTTGAGAATATGATCCCGTGGGAAAGAGAGATTTATCTTTCTCTCCTTAAACAATATGTCGAAGAAGAGAATCTAAAGCATCAACAGGGAGCAAATGGCTGAGATTAAATCGCCACTATCAGGAGGATTAAGAGTCGCTAGAAGAACGGTGTCTGCCGATGCTTTCGTTAGAGCAGCACCTCCACCTCCTCCTGCGGTTTCTCAACCAGATCCAGTTACAACATCACTAATTCAAAGAAACTCGTTAGCATTAAATACAGTTTCTGAACAACTCACATCACTCACGCAGCAAGTTAATTCTTTGAATGCTGCGATGCAGAATGTTTATGGAAATATAACTCAAAACTCAATATTAGAAAGAAGAAAAGAAGCACAAGAGCAAGATCAAGAAAGAAGACTTGCAGAACAGCAGTTAAGAGAAGGTAAAGAAAGTGCGATTGAAAGAAAAATACAATCTGCACTAGTCTATCCCGTTCAAAAAATCTCTGCGAAGGCATCATTTACACTTTCTCGCTTAATGCAATTTTTTACCACTCTTTTGGGTGGTTGGTTATTAAACCAAGGATTGGAGACAATCAAGGCACTTGGTGAAGGAAATAAAAAAAGATTAACAGAGATAAGAGATAATGTTCTAAAAAATCTTGGTATTATTGGTGGAATATATGCTGGTATTAGATTTGGTCTAACCGCAGTATTCAATGCGATGACTCGTGTTGCTGCAAGAGTCACAGCTGCTGTTGCTGTTGGTTTGTTCATAAGACCTGTTCAAGCTCTGTTAGATGGCGTTAAGGGTGCAGCAGATAAACTCATACCTAAAATACAGAACGTCCTTCCAGGATTTTCAAAACCTGGTGGAGCAGGTGGAGGAAATCCACCACCACCTGCTGGTGGCAAAGAACCACCAAAAACAACTAGTGAAGCATCACGCCAGGTTGGTGGTAAAGGTTTTAATAGATTTTCACCATCAAGTTTACTAGCTCCTCTTCTTGGTGGAGCAATCGGTGGTACTGCTGATGTTATGCAGGGTGAAGATCCTGCAAAAGCATATACAACTAATCTTGGTGGTGCCGCTGCAGCTACATATGCCACAGGTTTAGTATCAAGGTTACCTTTACCACCACTAATAAAAGTTCCATTAATGTTTGGAACTGGATATGGAGTTTTTAGTTCAGTAACAGAAGGACTTAAAGGTTTTTATGATAAGACCACCGAAATGTTTGGAACTGATCCTGGTGTAACCAGTTCTCAACCAGTTCAGAGTAAAATAACTGATATTGCTTTTAATTCTGAAGACCTGATGGGTAATCGGGAACAAGCAAATGTTGCATCGAATACAACGGACACAAATAATTTAGTAGAAGATGAAAAATCAAGTACAGATTTAATAGCACAAGCATCAGGACAAGACTTTACACAGCAACCGCAATATGGAAATATAAACGTAGAACAACTACTTCAAACTGCAAAAGAATTTGCTGGAAAAGTTACAGATCAAGGTATTGAAATTGCAAAAGGAGCAACAACAGAAGCAGTCAACATATCACCTACAAAAGGACTAACTCCAGAATCAATCAATATACCACAGGCACAAGTATTTCCAATCAAGCAAGAAGTTGCAATGAAGACAGCAAGTGTTGGTCCATTACCAGAACCAACACCAACGATTATTCCTATGCCTATGGGTGGAGGAACTAGAACAGTTGCTGGAAAACAAAGATCAACTGTGACTGGTGAAGATACTAATCCAATGCCAGTTATAAATCCTGAAAATTCAAACAACATTTATCTTGCATTTTCACATTCAGTCTACAATGTCCCGATGATGTAAAATGGCAGAAAAACTTCAAAGCACATTAATAAAATCATCGATAGGTGTTGATAAAATTAAAAAGTCTGTAATGACTTTTAGGAAAAGTATTAATAGTACTCAAAAGAGTGCTGTAAATATTAATACTGCATTAGTAAACAGCAATAGACAGAAACAACAAGCAATAAAACTCACAGTATCAAATTTCCAGAAAAGAAGAGAAGCAGTTAGAAGAAGAGAAAGAGAAGATATAATTGAGGCATCTGGAATTAGTGGTGCAATTAGAAGACAAGGAAAGGTAATTGCATCTAGTACCAAAGGTTTTCTTGGAAGAATATTAGACTTTATAGGAACATTAATGGTTGGATGGTTGATCAATAATCTTCCAGTAATTATTAGTCTTGGAGAGCAATTGATAAGCAGAATGGGTAAATTGTTTATTGTACTGAAATCTTTTGTTGGAAATGTCACAACAATATTGTCTGGATTTGGTAGTTTGCTTGGTGGAACTATCCAAAACTTTATGAAGTTTGATTTCACTGATCAACAACAATTGATTGATAGAAGTATGTCAACCATTCAAACTGGTATACTAGGTATTGAAAAAGATTTCAATGACGCAATATATCTTCTTTCTCAACCACTTGATCTTGGTTTTGATAGATTAAACATTCCAGAACCTGGTCCAGAACCAGCAGCACCTGAGGGAGTTCCTGGCGGTGGAGGTGCTGGAGAATTATTACCAATTCATAAACAAGCATTGGATATTATTTCTGGACCTGAAAGTGGTGGAAGTTATAATGCAATGAATCAAGGAACTATCGGAGATGATATTGTTGGATCAACCCTGGACTCTAAGACAAAAATAGGGAAGAATCTAACTGATATGACTATTGGTGAAGTTCTTCAAAGACAGCAATGGTTAATGAATAAATCAAATCCACAAGTTAGTAACTATGGGGTTTATGCTGCTGGAAGATATCAGTTTATTCCAAATACTCTTCCAGGTGTTATGAAATCTGCTGGATTATCTCCACAAGATAAATTTAGTCCAGAAAATCAAGATTTAATGGCAGTTGCTTTGTTAAAAGAGAGGGGAATACAGCCTTGGACTGTTGGTGGATCAAAATACTCTGCAAAAGAAATTCAAATAGTAGAGCAAGCAAGAAGAACTCCACTAGGACAACCTAGACAAACAACCCCATCACCAGTTATTACTTCAAAATCACGTGTCATTGATGAAATCAATGTATCTGGACCAAAGGGCGGTTTACCTGACGTTGGACTCACTGGTGGGGGTGGAAATTATGGTGCATACAGAACTCCTACAAGAAGTCACGCAGGCATTGACATAGGGACAAGTGGTCAAAAAGGATGGTTGGTAGGATTTAGAGCATCTGGCACAGTAACATATGCTGCGGTTGCTGGTGGATATGGAAATCTCGTCATCATTAAATCTGGTAATACTGAATATTATTTTGCACACTTGGCAAGAATAATGGTTAGACCTGGACCATATAATGGTCAAGTAATTGGTGAAATTGGAAATACAGGATCTGGATCTGGAATACACTTGCATTATGAAGTTAGACCAAATGGAAAACCAATTGATCCAAAACCATATCTTAACCTTTTAGATATTGGAAGAAAAACTGCTCCTACTTCCACTGCAATTTCTGCTGCAAAACCAAGCACATCCCCAGAAGTTCAAATTGCAAGTGCAAAACCAGCACAAGCAGTACAATCAGCATCACAAGTTACAACGGAAAGAAAGGGACAAACTATTGTTGTTCCTATTTCTATGCCAGATCAATCGCAAGTTGCCCAAGCAACACCTCGAGTATCTGGGGGATCTCCAAGTTTCCAAAGTCCTCCTCAAAGTGGATTAAATAGATATATCGAACAAACTCAATACCTCGCACTAGCATAATCATAAATGGCAGCAATCGATAGGTCAATATACGAATCCCTTATCCTTGAACAAAGAGGTGGTGGTAAGACCATCGATGTTAGATTAGGTACGATCTCTGTTGATTATTATGAAGATATTTTTTCACCTACTGTTACGGCAACAATTGTAATTGTCGATAATGGTGTTGTATCAGGAGCAAATAATTCACAAAACGCTGATATAAATTGTATGACTCCCGATGGAGAAAGACAATCAGTATATCAAGGTCTTCCTATAAGAGGTGGTGAAAGAGTTCTATTTAAAGTTGCTGGAAACTCACCATCAAATCCTGGCATAGATTATGCGACTGGAGATACTCTCTATGTTTCAAATATTGCCAATGTTGTAAGTGAAACTCAAAGAGAAATGTTAGTATTGAATCTAACTTCAAGAGAAGCAATTATAAATGAAACCGAATCGGTAACAAAAAAATATCCAACATCATCTCCAATTTCAGTTTCTGCTGAAAATATTATCAAAGAATTTTTAAAACCAACAAAGAAGATTGAAGTAGATAAAACTATAAACACCTATGGATTTCTAGGAAATTCTCGTAAACCATTCAGTCTTTTGGTTAGTTTAGCATCAAAAGCAGTTCCAGAAGTATCAGAAAAAGATGCAACGGCTGGGTTTGTATTTTTTCAAACAGTAGAGGGTTTATTTTTCAAGTCAATCGATGAATTAATCAAGAAAGGTCCAAAAGCAACATATACTTACACTGATGTTAATCAGTCTAGATTGGCAAGAAATAATGACTATAACATCCTATCTTATAGTACAAATAAAAATGAGAAGCTTATTGAAAATTTAAGATTAGGTGCATATGCTAGCAAAAGAGTTGTTTTTGATCCATATACCTTTCAAGTTAATTTTGTAGACTATGATAAAGAAAAGTATATGAAGGGTTTGCAGTCTTTTCCACCAGCAATTGTTGAAGGAAATGCAGCGATTCCTTCTGTTTCTTCATATTCTCCTTTGCCAGCGACACAACCACAAGATGTTCCATATTCAATTGCAGTTAAACCATTAATAGATCTTGGTAAATCACCATCCAGAACAGTTGCATCAATACTCGACCGAGGAGTTTATGATGAAGATGTTTCAACAGAAAAAAATGCAGAAGCACTAAAATACCAATCACAATCTTTGACAAGATATAATAGTCTTTTTGTTCAGATGTTGACAATGACTGTTCCCTCAAACACAAATTTGAGAGCGGGTGATATGATCAATTGTCAATTTCCTGCAACATCCACTTCTAAAAAGAAAGAGTTTGATCAGGCACAAAGTGGTCTATATATGATTAAAGCACTGTGCCATCATTTTGATTCGAATGGATCTTATACTTCAATGAAGTTAGTCAGAGACACCTTTGGATAATCGGGTAGAGTAAAATGTTAGATCAGTCTTTAATAAAAAGTAATTTTATAGGAAGAGATGGATTTATATGGTGGATTGGACAGATTCCACCAGAAGGAAATCATCGAGAACAGATTAATGGTGGTGGGTGGAGTCACAGATATAAAGTTCGTATTCTAGGATACGATGCACCAGATAAAGAAATACTTCCAGATGATAAACTTCGTTGGGCGCAGGTTATGCTTCCAACAACTGCTGGATCGGGAGGAGCAAACCAATCAATGAGTGTTGCCATTTCACCTGGCGACACTGTATTTGGATTCTTTTTAGATGGAAATGATTTAAATGTTCCTGTAATTCTTGGAGTTCTTCCAAGAACTTCACAAGTTTCAAGTGATCAATATAGTGAACCATTTGTACCTTATACTGGATATACAAATAAAGTTGATAACGATGGTGCATATATTATAAAAAATGAATCAAATGAAAATAGTACTACATCACAAAAATCTCCAAGAATTGTGCCACCTCAACAGGCAAAAAAAATTGGAGAAGATGAAAGGTCTGCTTTTAGTGGTGTTGGAGATGTTATAAAAGCTGCATCTGGTTCTTCTGCAACAACAGTTCAGAAGATGTCAACAGAGATTGATAATTTCGTAAACAGAATTCAGTCAATTACCGACAAAGTTTCTGGTGCGGTTGGAGGTGTACAAGAATTAATTTCAGCAGAAATAGCAAAGGTAACAGAAAAAATACAAAAGATATCAAGTGGTCTCATCAATGATTTGATGAATAATACATATCGCAGTTTGGCATCAACTTTAAACTTGGGATTAAAAACAGCATATGACACTGCATATGGACTTGTTTTCTCTGCAACTGGAAGTGATACTGCTGCTCATCTTGCAGGTGTTGCTGCACAAAAAGGATATGTACCTGGCGTCAAAGCAATTCAAGATGCATTACCTTGTATTACAAATACAATTTTAAGTGCAATTGGTGACACTATAAATGGACTATTACAATCAGTTGCAGAAAATGTTACTAACTTTGTAAGTTGTGTCGCAAATCAATTCATTGGTGGATTAGTAAATCATATTATCGATATAACCAATACAATGCTAACTCCGCTTATTACTGCGGTGACTCCAATTCAATTAGGATTTCAAGTTGTTGATTTCTTAAGATCTAGTGCAGAAAGTCTACTTAGCCCTAGAAATAATATTTCTTGTGATGAAATTAAACCAAGTTATGTTTCTGCACCAGCAAATAAGTGGGTAATTGGTAGAGGTCCTAATGATCAACCAGGTATTCCCATCACATCAATCATAGAATCAGCAAATACTGCCGCATCTCTTGCACAATCTTTGGTTGATAGTGTCGGTGATGTTGTGGATTCTGTGAATGATCTTTCTAGTATTGCTGGATCTTTAGATCTATTGAAGAAAGATTTTTCTGCACAAGGATTTAAGGGAGCAGTATCAGATTGTTTTGGAGGATTTCCAACAAATTGTGGTGGAACACAGGTCAAAATATTTGGAGGACGTGGAAAAGGTGCAGTTGCAAAAGCAATTATTGGAAGTGTTGTTGGTGAAGCAGCATCTGCAACTGGAAGTATTATTGGATTCGATATTCTTTCTGGTGGTTCTGGTTATGATTTCCCACCATTTGTTGAAATTGTCGATGATTGTAAACAGGGAAGAGGTGCTATTGCGAGAGCAGTTGTTAGTGGTGGAAAAGTCGTTGACATTTACATAGTTTCAGAGGGTGAAAATTATCCAGTAGATACTCCAGAGGAAGTTCCTGAGGGTATTGATCAGGAAACCTACCAAAATTCAACAGGACCTTATGTAATTGATACTATTATTGTTGTAGATCCAGGAACAAATTATGCGCCTGACGATGTTGTTATTGACATAAACAACCCAGAGGTTGAGTATAAGATAGAGGTGCTGCCTGATGGGGCAGGAGAGATCATTAAAGTATTGCCGATAAATAGTCAAACAACAAACGTTGTCGAAATTAAGGATTTACCAGAACTGAGAGTTAGAACTAGAAGAGGTTATGGTGCAGTCTTAAAAGCTAGACTAAAACCAAGAAGAGCCTATCAAGGTGAAGTTAAGCAACAAATCGATTGTATTAGTAGATAAATTATGGCAGACAGACCACTCGACAAACAAAATTGGCAAAGAAGAAAGCATCATACTTTCAGCCCAAATTTCAGAATTGATACTGGCAATCCTCAGATGGGATTGAGTGGTACTTCTGTCTATGATTTGTATGCAGTTACCGACAATAGAGATATTTCATTAGTTGGTATGACAAATAGTGGAATGTTCCACATTTATAATGATCAGTCTATTGAGATTATAGGTGGTCAAAAGAGTGCTTCAACTGGTGTTGACATTATTATTACTGGAAAAAATGGCGATGTCTGGATTACTGCTGAAAAAAATGGACAAGTTAGAATTCGTGGAGCAAATATTGTTGTAGATGCTGATCAAAACTTAACGTTGAGGGCAGGTAATAATATTAAACTACAAGCAGGAAATAAAATAGATCTTAAATCGAATCTAGCAAACGTTGATGCTTTAATGGGTAATTTGACACCATTTGATACTATGTTTGGTGGAATTGTTTTCAAAGATACTTACCTTTGGCCAGAACCAGAATTTACTGAACCAAGAATTCCAGATGGAACACCGACACCAGATAAAGCAGGTGTTGCTGATGGTGATGAATCTTTAAGTAAGGCATATAATAAAGAGACTGGAACTTATGAGAAACCAACAACTGAATTAGAAGTTGGAGAATCAAATACAGAAACAAGAACATTGGCAGCAGAAGAAAGAGCAATATCAGAAGGTAAATTCGTAGAAGAGTAAAATGCCAGATTTTGATGTTAGAAATACAAAATTTTATTCTCAACAGTCAGTTTTCAATTCTGACCTATATTCTTATGGAACTTTAAGATCATTAGGTGATGCAGAGGTTGCAGGATCTCTTGACTTACAATCAAGCGCATCCGTGAAAGAAATTTTTGAAAAGAATGTCGTAAATCAAAATTCAGTAACTGGTGAAGTCACGATTAATGTTTTAGATGGGTCTCTACATAACTTCACATCAAATGCCTCTGGAAATTTTACGTTTAATATAAGAGCAAATGAAGATACTTTCTTAAATTCTTTGATGCTAGATGGGAGAAGTATTGTAATCACAATTCTCATACCTATGGGTTCATCTGCTTATGTAATATCAAATCCAAGTACAACAGGATTTAAGATTGATGGAAATGCCGTAGCAGTCAAGTGGATTGGATCATCTCCCCCATCATCAGGATTCTCAAACTCAATAAATTCATATACTTTCGCAATAATTAAAAATAGCACAGAAAATTACACAGTTTTAGGAACTCTTACTAGATTTGGATAATGCCAATACTTGGAACACAATCTTCATTAAATGCTAGTGCATATGGTTTTGGTGGACAAAGTGTTACTGCCACTGCAAGTATAACGCCGACTAATTTAACAGAAGGAACACAAATTACAGTTACAGTAACCACAGATGGTATACCTGATGGAACCACTCTCTATTACACCATAAGTGGAACACTAGGAACTATTACTGCATCAGATTTTACAGATAATTCGTTATCTGGATCTTTTGTTATCAATAGTAATACTGGATCTTTTACAAAAACTGTTGCTTCTGATGGCGTGATTGAGGATGGTGAGGCATTTGTAGTTGAAGTGCGTCAAAATTCCATTACTGGTCCAATTTTAGATACTACATCTTCTGTTTATATTCAAGGTTCACAATCAACTGGTGTTGGTCAGATTGTTCCGACAGTTAATGGTGTAGAATATTGGGATTTTGCCACTAATGGAAGTTTAGTTTTAGATGGACAAACTGAATATACCTATACTGCCGCCAC